CGGAAGATCCGGTGACTCCGGGTGGGGGGTCTGCATCATTCCACCCACTAGGCGAGCAAATTGAGAAAATGCATTCTGCAATTCACCAACCATCCTGAACGGGAAACCGCTTAACATAGCGGCTCGTTCCTCATCCGTTTTTGACGGAAAGAGAAACTTCAGTGCTTCAATGCTATCAACACCTAACTCCTGAAGGTTTCTTACAACAATAGAGTTGTTCAAAACGTCCTGCGTAGATTCCTCATACACAGGACCAGTCCAACGCCAAAGAACTGTAAGATCACCGTCAGGAATTAAACCTGTGACACCTGGAGGAACAACTTTGGTTTCCATGCAGGCCATCATGATTTGTTTGACTTTCTCGTCAAACCCAGTCATAGCAGCCTTGTACGCTTGGTTTTCCTCCAGGGGAGCATCCTCGGGTGGCTCCACAGGTTCTTCAAAACCTGCGGCATGTGCTAAAGATGCCCTGAACAATCTTTCTTCCTGGAAGATAATTAGCTCAAGACAGCGTGAAATTCCGTAAGTATAAATAGCAGTAGCTTTTTTCTTTGATGTAGCGGCAACACGACCAAATAATGATTTGTATTCAGTTGCGGTTACGCCTGCCGAAATAGAAAGCTCGTCAATACCACCAAGAGCAGTTCTGATTTCTTCTCGATAGGTACGTGCAAATGCGTTTTGGTCACCAGTAATAGCATCTGGAACAATGTAGCCAACCCGATCGTTTGGTTCCAGGTTTGCGATGACCCGTGGCACACGAATCTGACCATCTACACTGCTGCGTCCAATGGGATCAGCTTTAAACGTAGATCGGCTCAGTGCTCCCAGGCTGCCAAAGCCTGAGTTTGCCGCGATAGAAGGACGTTGGATTGCAGAGTCTGACCCGGACTCTATAAGATCAGTCTTGGGCCTGGAGGAAAGAAGCGTTGGATTACCAAAGAACTGAACGTTTTTCCGCATGGTGCGGACCAATTCATCATGCGTAGTAATGTGCGATGCAAAAGCATCAAACTCACCTGTGCCTTCCGTAGAGAAACCTTTTGGATTGTTAAAGATTTCTACGCAGGGAATAAAGCCAAGGGTGTTATCAAATTTCTTTGTTTTACCAAGGGCTGTATAGTTGGGCATGTCAAAAGACATTTCGCCTTCTGAATGCGTTTCTTCAATAGTTCGACGCTTGATCGAAAGCCTGATGTAACGCTTGGCTCCTTGAGAACCAAGGGTTTGCGTGCCTGTGATATTGCTTACGGCAATGTTGTCACCAAAGCCATTGCCTTTTTTAACTTTGTAGCTGTAAATGATTACGACTTCATCCAGCTGGCCATCAACGTTGTAATAACTGCGATATTCATGGTTGCGAAAATAATACAGGCGATAGTTGGACTGAGTAGGACGAATGTAAAAAATGCCTTTTCCATCACACAAAAAGTAGTCCCAAATGGAATCAAGCCTGGTGTCTAGCTGGTTATATTTGACAACTCGATCCAGAAAATCTTTGCGTTGGTTACCAAAATTATCTTGAGATGGGAAAAATTCGACACCCTGGCGGATGCCAAACATCTTCATTTGAGACAGGTGAGACCCAACGATCATGGTATCGACATGCGCCGACCCATCTTTTTCGACCGTTGCGTCAATAATTTCTTTTAACCTGGCTTTTGCATCGACCGCCATTAACTATTAGCCCCTTTATCTTTGTGTATCTTAACAGTTTTGCTGAGCTTTTTTGTTTTCATTTGTTATTAATAGATGGCGGCTTTCACCATGCCACCAGAGATTTGTTGAGGGCCCGCATAAAAACTTGCATTTGCTAGCGCTGCAACATTACCCATGGGCGGCGAACCATTTGAATACGCTAACGGAACTGAAGTCTGACCAGGGGGTAGAAGTGGCTTCCAATTTTGAAACCCAGGATCTTTTTCTCCTGGAAGCAGCACGTCTTTCGTCCAGGGCTCGCCTCCTCTGATTTTATTTCTTGGGTCGGTTAATGGATTTGGTCGCGCTTGCGCCAGATAAGCATTATTGCCTCCCATTCCAGGAACATCACCACCGCCTAGGTACATTGGGTAAAACATTTCTTTTATTCCGTTGTTTTTATTTTACTCTTCTATGACTTCGTAACCAGCACTGTCGTTAAGTTTACTTAAAATTACTCCGTTACCCTTTAGCTTCCATTCCAGGATGTCTCCCTCTTGCCAACCAAGGGTTTCTATGATGTCCTCCGGAAAAACAATAAACGATTCCCCGTTGTCGTCTTCTTGTACTTCCAAAATGTAACTCATTTTGCCAAAAGCTTTTCAACAAGTTTATCAAGCTTCATGTTGATTTGTTTAAAATTGTCGTGCATTTCTTTAATTTCCCTTAAAAAATCAACTTTTAAAACGTAGTCAAGAGGTAACCTGTTCACTTTTTCCTCCAGGTTGTCAAGCTTTCTTTCTTGATTTTCTACTGCAGAAGTGAGTTGCCTGGCACGGTCCGAAAAACGACTTAGAATTTTATTGGCAGTCCAGCTGCCTCCGGATACTCCAGAAACAACAAGTGTTATGGCTAATGCTAGGTACTCTGGCCCCACAACTAAAACTCTTTTTTACTATTCTAGACTTTAGTAATCAAGGTGAAGGTCTCCTTTCCTTGCCAAGCCGGTCACCAACCAAACAAGAACGTCAACAGCCAATAACCCATGTTTTAATTGGTGAGTGCTGCCAAAAAGAAAGTCTGTCGTGAACAAAAAGATCAGATAAAAAAGATTCCTTTGTGCTATCTGTTGTAAAGACATGTTCCGAGTCTTCTTTAAAGTCTTGAGTAATTTCTTCAAGAAATTCTTGCGTGTCCAAAATAATAGTCATACAGATTGTTGTTGTTTATTTTTTAATAGTTGTTCAAATACTGACAAATCATGCGTTTTAATTCGATGACAATTGGCACAAAGCACTTGGCATTTAGCCATTTCATTTGTCAATTGCATAATACTGGTTGTATGCATTTGTGCAATATCACGAACCTTAGATACTGGATCAATGTGGTCAAAATCAAGTGCAGAAGGATGAGCGTTGTAACCACAACATTCGCAACCTCTTTTTAATTTTTCAGCACGAATAATTTTAACGTTTCGTTTTTGTGTATTTTTAGCAGCCTGTTGACAACTAACCTTTCGCTTGGCCCAGGCTTCTGGGCTAAGCCAATTCATTTGAAAAGTTCCGTCTTTATTTATGCGAGATTTTCGTCGGTAAGCCAAAAATATATGACCGTCTTCCCTGGTCTCCCCATATTTCCAGGGGTTTCCTGTGACTGGATTAACGCGTTCCATCAATAATCCAAGTGAAGATCGCCTTTTCTGGCAAGGCCTGTTACCAGCCATACTAAAGCATCGACAGTGTCATCGTGACCGCTTACGCCAAAATTTGTAAGTTCTTCAAACATGTTTGTAAAGTTTCTAAACCGATTGAAGATGATTTTGCGATCTTCAAACATGCCTATAATGCCCCGGAATCGTGCAAGCTTGTCTGCACGGAACCCTTTAACTGGGTGCCAAATCAGGTTATAGAGACCTTCACCATTCAAACAAACCCGTTTGAAATCTGCTTCTAGGGAAGCTTGGTATTGAACAGCTTCTGACCAAACATCGCATGTTGAGTAGGTAGGGAAATAATTTCCGTTGGAATCAATACCAATAATTGACCAGTCATTTAACAACTCTTTTAGGGCATCTAGTTTTTCTAGGTTGCCCATGACGCGAATGCGTCTGTAATCAATGATGTGTATTACGTCTCCAATTCGTCCACCAAGGACAAATACCGTGTAATCATTTTTCTCTTTAATACCAGCAGAAAGGTCGACGCCAATTCCCAAGGCATCAAACTCTGTTGCAATTTCTGCCTTGACAATAAGTTCTGGCGCCAACGAGAGTTCATTTTGTCTGACAATTTGATTCATGTATTGAAACGAAAAAGCAATAGGTGCTTGTCGTTTCTTTTCCTTTAGATAATCTAGCGACCACTGAGACGGCCAGTAGGAAAGTTCTTCTCCTGTTTTGGGATCATTTTGAATTGCAGAAAGGATGATCTGTGTCCAATTATTTTGTTCATTGAATGTTGTTGCGTGAATATCATCATGTCTAAATCTGGTGCCAAGGCAGATTGCGCGAGCACCTTCAAACATGGTGGGAGCAATCACAGCGTTCCAGTTATCCTGCATTGTTTTACGAATGTCAGGATTACTAATGTCCGCAGCAGATTTAATAGGGTCATCAATACATACCAAGTGCGAACGCTTGGATGTAACTGAACCTTTTAGGCCAGCAGCACATAAGGTAAACTGTTCATCACCAGTAGTATCAATACCTGCAAAGCGGTGGTCAATGGACCAATACTCATTGCTGGTTACGTTCTTCAGTAAGCGAACTGTTGGGAATACTTCTTGATATCGTTTGCTTTCAATGATTCGTTTGATGGTTGCCGACTTGGATCGCGCAATATCTACAGTGTAAGAAAGGTAAAGAATCTGTAGTGGTTTCTTGGCGGTGGTATGTATACCAATTGCCCATGCCGTAAACAAACCTAAGATTGTACTTTTGGCTGAACCCCTGGGGGCAAGCAAATCAATATTTGGTCCACCTATTTTTGTAAGACAAGCACTATCATTATTTGTTACAAAATGTTTGTGCCAATCTTTGTGGTGCTCGGCGGGAGGTTTATCGGCTACGTAATCGCAAAAATAACCAAAGTCTTCTTGAGCACGTTTAATTTGCTCAATATTTTTTACTTCTTTGATTTGATGGTTCTTCGCTACTGCACGAGCATTCCTACGATAGGCAAGGTGAAGGTAGGAAGGCATAAATAAGTTTTAGGCAGTATTCAAATACTAGCCTATTTCTTGGCTTTTTGTTCTTTATATTTGCGTGCTTTTTCCAAGGCGGCCTTGCGCTTTTCTTTATCGTTCATGTCGCTTCCGTCTTCTTTCTTTGCTTCCTTCTTTGTGAAGTGTGAAAGAAGTTCTGGTGGCATCTTAGAAGTAGCCATTAACCAAACGAACGATTTGCGTATCCGGCGCCCATGTTAATGCCCTGTGGGGGGCGCTGGCCTGGTTGGCGACGCCTTGCATCTTGCGAGAAGTTACCGGGGCCTTGTGGGGGATTTCCGGTGGGTGGTCCTCCAGGGGGGCGTTGGCCTGGGCGAGGCACTCCTTGCGGTTCTGTGCTGCCGTCACCACCAAACATTGCCGTGTAATTTGGCTGGGGCATGGCGGGCGAAGGTGCGCCTTGTTGAGGTTGAGCGCCTCCTTGAGGAACATGCCTTGCCATGTAATTGTCATAGGCAGCCAAGGAGCTGTCTCCTCCCCCAGGACGATTAGGGGGTTGGCCAGGCTGAGCCTGAGCCCGCTGAGTTTGGCCTACGTTAGCAACTTGTTGTTTTGCATTTTCCAATGCGTTCTGATAAAAGCCGGGGGCTGTGCCACCCCCGTCACCAGAAGATGGAGCCTTAGACGTTGCACCCATGATTATTTTTTGGTTTTCTTTTGCATTTCCCGAAGACGGGCCATCTTGTCCTTGGGGCTTTCCTTAGGGGGAACTGCTTTACCAGCGGGGGCTTTAGCGCCGGGAGCGGGTTTACCCTTGGGGGGCACGGCTTTACCAACGGGGGGCTTGCCTTTGGGCGGTACTGGAGCAGGCATGATATTTATGCTGTTGTTTTTATTATACCAAAGTTGACATCTTATTGTTACTCTTCCAACTGCATACGTGCCCACACTGCCATGGTGGCCTCATGCAGCGGAGATTCAATGGGATCATCTTTAAAAATAAACATGATCTCTCGAATGGCGCGATCAGCTCCGGCCATTAACAAACCCTTGCGATCCTTGGAAGACGTAAATTCTTCCATTTGAATAATGGTGCCACGCAACTCTTTTTGCATTTGAGCAATACGCGCAACACCTGCGTCACGCTTGACTTCTCCTATTTCAACAGCGTCTCGCAGTTTACGAATATCTTCCTGCATCTCATCAATTTCATCGGCCAGTACCTTGCGGTAATCTGGTTTTACATATTGATCCTTGACCCACTCTTCACAC